TCTATATTCAAGGTCAAGTGCTATTACTGATTCATGCAAGCCATGTGGGTTATAATTCATACATCATCCTTAATTTCTCATAATATTGTCTATCATATTAATAGATAGCTCAACCGCAGACCTAGCATTCTCTGCGTCAGCTTTCTCTCTTTCGATGACAGTTTTCTGTTCATCAGATTCAATCTTAGCCAATAATTCTAAAAACTTCATGTCTGATTCTTGTTTCTTAATAGCTAACTCTGTAGCTTTATTTGCTTGCTCTACTTGGGCTTGCTCACGTTTTTGCTCAACTTGCGCAAAGGCTATTTCTTTTTCACCTTCCACTAATATTTCTTCAGGGCTTGGTTGTTGACTAGCGGCTTCTTGTTGCTGTTGTTTCATTTGCATATATTGAACTGATAGTTCTTTTAGATGGTCTATACCTCTAACATCCATATTATCTAGATATACTTCTAAGCCCATAGCTGTAATAAATGCAGCAAAGTCTGGGTTTGAAGCCATACCAGCGTTAATCATTTCCATAGAAACTTGACGTTGAACAGATGCGGATACGCCCATCTCTACTTTGATTTGTAGATTCTTAGGATCATAATCCATGCGCACACTATGCGGTGTACCGGGGGTATTAATAATTTGATAATCACGTTTACCATCAGATTTTATAATAGGTAATGTGCGTGGAGTTCTATAATATTTGGGAATTAAATCTACAATAATTTCAGCCAAACGAGACATACCATTAGTCCAGCCCATTAGATAAGGAAGTGCTGCCGCATTAGATTGTAATGCTCCTTGCTGAATTGCAGCGCCCGACAACTGCTTATCAGATATGCCTAGGGTTGCTTCATATGTACCAAGAATTGCTTGAATATGGTTAACAGCGCCATTAAATGTATTTGATAATTCTGGCGGTATTTGTCTACGTTGTAGGATTTGTGGCGGTGTTAATCTTATATTTGGATCTTTATCATACAGCTCATTCCACACCAATACACTTGCTAATTGTGGGTTAGTGTATGCTTCTTGATAGTCTTCAGGTATAGATTCAGCACTAGCTATATATTGATGCTGCACAATATTTTCCATTTCACTAGCTAAAGATTGGCCAGCAAAATTCATAAGCAGTTGCATATCTTTCGCATGCATAATATATGGTTTAGTCATTTGCACGGTTTGACCGGTTTGGTCATCACCGTTGTTATCAGCGCCACTATCCACACCGGTCGATACATCTTGGCCACGAATTAATGCCGAATTACCATCAATAAATACCAAAGGCAACATAGAAAAGTCAGTTTCTTGACGATATAAAAGCTTGTCATTAGTGAATTGATATTGGCAAATTGTTTCAACTTCAGTCCAGCGAGCTTGCAATACTTTAGGCGCTACTGCCATTACACGCTCTTCGTTCCATGCTTCAATAAGCTTTTCGTAATGCTTCTCAGGCACAACATGACCATTGGTAAGCTTTACTATCTTCACGCGTTTAACTTCTTTGCAATAAGAATGAGCTACCAATACGATATCTTGTTGTTGATTTTGATATGCCCAATTAAACCCTTCTAAGCGACCACCTACACCAAATTTGATATTCTCGGCAGCTTTATCGCCATAATGAGATTTAAAGTCCTCTACAGTTAAGGGTACAAGTTTTCCGCAATATGCACCATCCCCTTTATGGCTTAAACGTGCTAGTGGGTCAAAGAATGTAAGGGTTGGGTCGAAGACTCTTTGTACGTCTATTACTTGTTCAAATGACATAGAGTTAACGTATTGGGTTAGTACTTCAGCTACACTGAAACCGCCGACAATTATATCCCTGTAGAGTTTATATTTAAGGGAATCATTAGTTGAATCTTGAAATATAGCGCGTAAATGCCCCTCAATAATGTCTAGGGTTTCAGTAAATTCAGGCGTTAAAACATAAATTGGTACGCCATCAGCGGCCCTTGCTTCAAAGCTTGGAGTATGTTTTATGAACTCACCAAGCAATCTAGAGACCATTGCATCAATGATGTTAAATTGTAATGGCGGTTTGTTTAGTGCCATTAATGCTGTGCGCTGGGTATTAGAAATGGTTGTAGCCATTACAAATTTGGTATATTCCCAGAATCTTTGATTGTTACGTTTAAAGTACTCGTGCCATGCTTCGACACCTTTTTTTAACTCTGGTAAACGTTCCTTGTGTTTTTTAGCATAATCCATTTGCTATCCCCTTTGAGCATTTCTTATTGCATTTAGTCTTTGGTTAAAATTTCTAGCCATGTTATTAGTTACGGCTTGATGTTTATCGCGTGTTTCTTGTAAGTATAAGGTTTTATCTATTAAAGCTATTTTGACTGCGTCATATACTGTATCTGCTATGTCGTCATGACGATGTGAATCGTTAGCAGTTATCTTCATCATGTGGTCAATACACATATGGATATGCTTTGCACCATAGGTAAAACTAATTAACTTGGCGTTTATAATTGGTTGCATTTCAAGATAGCGGTCGGTCTTTGAGCCTGAAGCTTTGGTCCGTTTTACCTCGCGAAGCTCAAGCCCGCGCATATCTTCAAGAACGGATAATAGAGTTACCCCTGTTGATTTCTTTTCAATTGCGGCAACCAATGGCTTAGTTTTATGCAACATACATTCGCTATAGAATGATATAAATTCAGATTCTAATTCTTTGGGTTCGACTCGAAGTTCCCAACAATTAATCCAATGAAGAGCATATTGTTGCAACTCTTGACCAGCTTGAACCAGCCTATACAAGCCCCAGAAACTAAATGCTGTTGCATCATTATAGTTTTTAGAAGTCTCTGCAGTATCTGCGGTGATGAACGTTGCCAAGAATTCTGGCTCTTCATCAAGGATTGCAAAGTTACGCTCTTTGTATAATGCACCCCCGGCAGGCACTGGTTCTTGTTGATACTGAGAAGAAAATACATATGGGTTTTTCTCCTTTTTTTCCAACAACTGTTCTTTAGGGTTAACCTCAGGATATAATGCATTGCCAGCACCATCTAGAGCTTGAAGTACGACCGACTTCCAAACTCTTTCGTCTTTTCCGCTTAATAAAAATGCTGGCAAGTCTGCTTCATGTAGGCGCTGGCCTAAGAATATTATCGGAACATTTGGCGAGCGTGGCCGCTGGACAACTGTTTCCCGATAGTTTTGAATCACGCCTTCGCGGACATTTTGGCTATGCACTTCATCTGGTTTATGCATATCATCCATGATGACGGCACCCGTAAAGTGGTCGCAGTTAGGCAGGCCAGCGTCTTGTCCGGTGATAGGGCCTGAGCTTCCGAAAGCTTTAACCGAACCACCATAATTATTTACAAAATGGTCTTTAGCTTTCATATCATGACGAATAGAAATACCAAAGAACGCAACATAATGCGGGCACATCATGATGCGACGGATGAATTCTGTATGCTTAGCCGCTAATTCAAAGCCGTATGATATGTATAAAAACTGGCTACTTGGGTATCTACTCATACACCATGCAACCCATAAACATAAAATTGTGCTCTTACCAGAGCCTGGCGGAATGGTAATTATTAGGCTTGGGCATTGCATTCGAGCAACCAAAGATAGCTCACGAGCAACTGTTATGAAGTGTGATTCACGACCAATTGGTGAACTTATTTTGAATTCACGACCTGTTACAAGCGGGAAAAATGTTTCACAAAAGAGTAAAAATGAACCCCACATGCGCGCTTTTAACTCTAATAATTCGTCAGTATTCGCGTTCATATTTGGATACCAACTTGTTTATTATATCGGTGAGTTGCGCAATTTCAGGCGCTGTATTGTTCTTTTCTTCATCAACTTTTCGCTCACCATATACCTTTGGCAAGAGCTTACAAGCAACCCATTTGCGCGTATCAACACGCAATCTAGAGCGATTTATTGCCTCAGTATTGACAACAAAGTCACCTATTTTTTCGTTCCACATCCAATCATTGCGGCCGTCATCGGCGATATCTAATAGTTCTTCGATGAACAAATCAGACTGACAAGCGCGTGCTTGCATATACATATGCGCGAATTCTGGATGCCTATAACGCCATAATCTTTGGATACTTCGGTCCGGAAAGTCTGGATTTTGTTGACAGATTTTCTCGTAACTTTCGGTAGATGTGGCTAGCGCTTCGCAGATACGAAGCGCAAGTTCAGGGGTATATTTAGTAGGACGGCCACCCTTGCTTTTAGGTTCCTGTGGCGATTCTTTCTTGCTTGCCATTAGCTATTCCTTTAGCTTTCGACTTCTTTGATGATGATTTTTTAGTGGTAGCAACCTCTTCTTCAATAGCTTCAGCGTCCTCTATATCCTCTAGATTTGCAGTGGCTATATCTTCTTCAATCTTTTGAGATGCCATCATATCTATTGCACGCGGTTGGATTTGTGAGCGCAATTGTTGCAATTCATGCTCATGCATTGGACCCGGAGCAATCCTATGGTCTGGCGCTTGCTTGATAGATGGATCTAACGGCACGATGGGCTTTTGTGGCAGTGGCGCTTGACCGCTTGCGGCATCATTCTTGCGCTTAGGGTCAACCAATACAGGTTGATTCATGTAAGCGACGTTTGCATTCTTAATGCTATTTTTGTTATCAGCTACTTGCTGAGCAAGATATTGCTGTACGGTTGCAACATCTGTATTGTTTCCCGCAGGTATTGCTGGAGGCCTTGGAAATGCTGTAAATTTTTCATCGGTAATTTGGCCCTTTCCTTCACAAGTATCGCAATCGCCTAACATGTTACCTAACTTACGAACTTGTTTAGTGCCAAAACAACTGGGGCATCTTTTCATGATATGGACTCCTTTAGCCATAAGCTTATGT